ACCATTGGTTATGTGATGTCGGCTAAATTTTTGGTTTTTGTTAAGTGCTTTTACTGCACGAAAAGGAAAAAAATGAAAACAAAAAACAAAGATGTTCAAATGGTAGGATTGATTCTTAAAAGCAATATGTTGACTCATAGTGAGAAAACAAGAATAGTAATTCAGATAAACAGTGGTCTAACTAAAAATGAAGTTATAGATTATGGTTTAGAGAATTTAGGATTAAATTTAATCGGTTTACTGGAAGCTGTATGAAGCAGTTTAACGAGCTGGTTGAAAAAATCAAAACTTGGCATATACAAAAAGAGTTAGGAGAGTGTTTTGAAAAAAACATAACTTTTGTCTCTTTTGAAAATAATATTTTACAATGGAAATCTATAGCAGATGGAAAGTGTAAAAAAGTTCTAATTCAAAATTGGACTCTAATTCAACTTTATGTTCAGGAGATATTTGGACTAGAGACTAAGATTAAAAATGTGAAGTAGTTTTTTTACTGCACCAAAAAGCCCACAAAAATTTATTTTGATATGCCTTTATCAAAAACTGCTCGACTAGGAGCAAGATAAAGGCATTTTTAAATAAATCACAAATTCTAAACACACAGAGGTTTGGTGCATCGCCAAACTACATCTGTTTGCGAACCTCGCAGAGCCTTGATGTTACGCTTCGCTTCACATCTTCGTTCTACTCGATTCGCGTGGCACTACGCTTCGCTTCGTGCCTCAATAGCATAGCTCTAGTCGGTTATGCTCTTTAAATATTGATTCTTGTATGCCCTTTTCGGAGGGTAAATTGAGTTAATAAGGAAAAAATATGGGAAGTCCAACAAAAACAGAAGAGCAGAGTGAAGATTTTTTAAATGCCAATAATGGCGTTCAAAAGCAACTACTCGTAAATGAGTACAATAACTTATTGAATGAGCATGAAGCTCTTAGAAAAGAGTTAGTTGGTGCTGTAGAGCATTGTAACGCGTGGATTGATGATTATAATAATTATCCACATAAGAGAAGCAATGGAGATGCAGAACTAATTGAGGGATTACAAGAGAATGTCCAAAATCTACAGAGTCAAGTTGATGAAAGCAATATGATTCTTAATGAAAAGCTTAAAGAGATTGAATCTTTATAGATTGCATGAAGCAGAATTTTTTCTGTTTTGTGGAGTCTATCCACTTCTTTTTTGACTGAAAAACTACTTCTTTTCTGAAATAAAAGGGCTGGGTTCAAAGTGCGTGGGCTTCCTATATTGTGGTAACCCACGCACTTTGAACCCACTTCTTTTGTGAAAAAAAGTTTCCTTCTTTTTTGACCAGTAAAACTACTTCTTTTCTGACCAATAAAACTACTTGCCAGTGCCTTTTAGTAAATCTATATCAGTGGATTTATCAAAAGGTATTGAGCATTAAATTATGGAGTTAATATGGCAATAGATAAGAAAGCTGAAGTTGAAAAGTTAGCAAAAGAGAAAGCTGAAGCTGAAAAGTTAGCAAAAGAGAAAGCTGAAGCTGAAAAGTTAGCAAAAGAGAAAGCTGAAGCTGAAGCAGAGTCGGGTACAGGCACAGCTGTAGTAAAAGCAGACGAGATTAAAAAAACTGCTATGGGAGTAGTAACTCTTTTAGATGATGTTAAGAAAAAAAAGAAAGAAGACCCAAAAGAGGCAAAATTAACAAAAATTGATGAAGCCTTAATCCATCAAGGGTTATTGAACTTTTACAATGACAATGTAAGAGCAAAAGATGCTGAAAAGATTTCCGTAATAAACTTCAACGCTTGGAATGATATTGTTGATATGTTTGGGGATTCCCTTGGAGCAGAAGTTAGAGTTGGTTGGAGAAATAAAAGTGGTGGCAAAAGAAACTCAACCACTTTTTTTAATCAGCTTGAAAGTTGGAAAAAATCTTTCTGGGATATGAAGGTCAAAGATATTCATGCTACGGATATTGGGACACAACGTAAAATTCTGATGGGTATGATTATAGATGAAATATTCTTACAAACAGGTTTATCTATAGATTGGTATATGTCTAAGACATCAGTAAGCTACTTAGCTTACCTTAAAAAGTTTTCCCATAGAGATTTAGGTACAAATCACAAGATGAGTATCGCAGATATGAATATTGTCCAAACATCGTACTTTTTAAAAGAATAGCATGTTGAAGCTTGATGATAAGATTGATAACTTAGAGGAAGAGCTAAATAAAGACCACGAGAAGCATGGCTCTAAAACCCCATTCACAGCAGAAAACATTAAAACTGCTGGGGAGAATATAGACTCTGCTACAGGAGGAACAGAACAATCACAAGCATCTACTTGGTTGGGTCTTTTATCTCGCCGTTCATCGGGCATATTAGGACTACAGCAAGAGATAAAACTATTGAAAAGAGGAACTCTGTTTAACAAGGGGTTCTCTATTGTTGGCTCGGCAGGTGGGTTTGCCTTTATGGTAATCAGCATGTTGGGCATACTATTAAACCTCTCTTTTACCACTATTATTATTTACTTATTGGGCTTGGCTGTTGGTGTATTTGTGGAAACTATAGCAATGAGTAGTGAAAAAGCATTTATCCCTAAAGAGCTAGAGGAAGAGCATAGCTCTTTCGATAAATACGATAAAACTTGGTTCTTTGGAGCAAAATTATATGCAATTGGGATGCACATCTCTTTTGCAATGAGCATTGCCACGGTTATTGCTATGATTAATATGTCTAATATAGAAGACAATCCAAGCATTCAGGCTATGAATAAGCAAATAGAGCGATTATCTAATGCAGGTACTTCTTCTGTCTCTAAAGAAGATGCAATAAAAAGTTTAAATGAAGATATTGCATCTTTAAGAGCAGATAATCAAATTTTATTAAAAGAGAAAGAGGAATATATTCCAAATTCCAAATCAAAGCATGAGCGAAAAGCAAAAGATGCAAAAGATTCTATTGATAAGATTGTTGCTCAAATAAATCTCAATAAAAAAGAGATTACTAAAAAAAGTGCAAAAAGAACCTCTCTACAAAACTCTGACCCAAATATTATTTTGGAGGATAAAATCTCTAAAATAAATGAAAAGATTGAGAAAGAGAGAGTCAAGCTCAAAAAAGAGGCACTTGCAACAGCAAAAGAGAATAGTGGGATTGGCTTTACCCTTATGGTAGCTTTGCTTCTGATTCTAGTAGAAGTCTACGGCAGTTATAGTTCAATAAAAGCACAAACAAAAGTTCAACAAATGGTTGGACCTGAAATCGCCTACGGAGATAGAGTTGTTGAGAGTTTACACAGTCGAGAGATTGCACTGAATGAGAGAGATATAGCATTGAAAGCTCAAAAAGTAAAATCCTCAACAAAAATTGCATTTGCTCAAAACAAAATGACTGAATATGAAATTGCTATGGCGATGGAAACTCAACGCTATAAACAATTAACGCGACTTCAAGAGCATCGAATGACAAATGCAAAAAATAAACTGGACACTATGGAAACCGAAATTATGGTTGAGACATTTGAAGGTATGGCAGAAGGAATTAAAGAAGCACTAACTACTAAAAATAGAATTTTAGAGAGCTTCTAGTATGGATGATGTACCTGAAAAATTAGAGTTAACAATAGTCGGTCAAGATAATGTAAAAGCCCTGTTTGAACAGCCTAATTTTGATTATGAAGAAGATGAAATCTTTGGAAAATCAATAAAGGGGATGGCTCTTGCAGGGTCTGACTGTGAAGAAGATGTAGAAATTATCTCTTATCGAATCTATAAAACAACAGCAGAAGTAATAACAGTCCAAGGTAGAGAGCAAAGGTCACTTTGCAAGGCTCTACTTAAGGAGAAAGAGGAAGAGATTAAAATCTTAAACTCTAAGCTCCAAAAAGCTTATGAGATGCTAAAGCAAACCAAGGGATTAGTAGAAACTATCAAATGGTTTGAGCATCATTATGGAAAAGGGATTAAACCCTACATTGTTCTACAGCAATTATATAAAAGTGGCAGAGTCAAAGGCTCTGTCGGTGTAGATGAAAAAGGTTATTGGAAAGAGCAACGAAAGTTAGTCTCTCCAAGAAATTTCAAAATTTACAATACCAGTGATAAGACCATGAGAGATGGTGTAAATTACTGGTTAGGAGTATTTGAAACATTAGAAATTTTTGATTCAGATACCAATGAAAGATATGCTCTTGTCACGTATGGCAGAGCCAAAGAGATATTAAGGGCTTATTTTAGCCCACAAGGAGATGAAGATGAAAAATAATGCAATTGGCTATATGCCTGATGAGATTATCTGCAAGGGTGGGCAAACTCTTACAGAAGAAGAAAAAATAGAGATTGATGCAGAGATGGAAAAGAAGTGGGGGAATAATGGCTAGTATAGAAGAAATGTACGCAGAATTAAGCGTAATGACATCCGAGGTTAACAACTTAGCCGATGCGTGGAAAGAAGCACAAGAGGCGACAGAGATGGCTAGAGAGTATAGAATGAGCCTCCCTAGTGATACTTATGAAGAAAAAATGGCAATAAATGATGCTATTGACGATTGGATTGCATGTCAATCTGCCGAAGAAGAAGCAGAGAGTGCATGGAGAGAAGCAAGTGACCAAGCCCAAGAGATGTACGATATTATTCAGGAGTTAAAATAAGAATGCTTTACAGCTCCTCTTTAGAGAGGGGCGATAAAACATTTTTGATGTTTAGATTTTAGGAGAAAAAGATGAATAAAAATATAATAATATCACACAAAAGTGATATAGATGGAAGATTAGGAAGAGAACTTTTTTGCCACTTGGCAGATTTACCAACAGATACACCAACTCTATGGATAGAGTATGGGGCAGATGAAAAACAAATTCGTGAAACTGCATCGGAATGGGCAAGAGACAAAGATGTTTTTATTTTAGATTTTGCTGTTAGTCAAGATTTTTTTGATACTGTTGCGAAATATGCAAACAATGTTCAGCTCTTTGACCATCATACAGGTTCAACCGAAATAATTGGTACTACTATTGTAGATACAGATGAAAGTACAGTCTCTCTGCTATGGAATGCCTTTGGGATGGGAGAACAACCGAAACTTATTCAAATAGCAAAAGGAATAGATTTAGATATGATTCATAACCCAAGTTTATTGAAACATAAACTATTTTTAGACTCTATATTTATGGAAAACAGAGCCGACAAGCAAGAGCAGATGCTTAAGCTACTAAAAGATTATGTTTTGCCTATAAAGTTTTTGCACAAAGAACAAGAAATGTATAGCAGAATTAAATCATTGGCTTTCTCAAAGAAGAATATCATTTTAAAAGGTAAAAAAATTGGATATGTATTAAGAGAAGAAAAAGATAAAGATTTAGAGACAGATGTTATTGCAAATTTAATTTTAAATCAAGATAATACTTTGGATTTTGCAATAGTATGTTTTTATATATCAAAGGTCGGTTATATATATTCTGTTAGAAAGTTTAGAGGCATGACCTCTTCTTTAGAAAAATTTGTTGGCTCTTATGGTGGAGGAGGTCGAGAGACTGCTGGGGCATTTCGCTTGGAAATGCCTTTGAGTGAAATAACTATATAAAAGGGAGAGATAAGTGGAAAAAGTAATAGAACTTATCCCATTAGAGGCAGTTCAAGAAAAACTACAAAAAGCAGAGGCATTTGAGCCATTTGTAAAACATTTTTTAAATAATAAAAAAAATGTGGCTCTTTTCTTTGAGATAAGTGTAAGAGTGTTAAACAGATGGATGGAGCAGGAGATTTTAAAAGAAAATGTACATTATATAATAGATGATAATAAAATTATTTATTTGCATAATGCACTTTTTGAATTTAAACTAAATCCACCCTCTTTAAATAAAAGAGAGTATAAACCCCATAATATAGCCAAAAATTTTTTTAAATAACATTTTTAAAGCACTTAAAGGAGTGCTTACTAAAATGTTAAAGAGAAGTTATGAAAAAAAATAAACCAATATACTATATAAATGGCAACGTAAGATTTACAATACTTATTAAAAATAACCGTTACCATTTAGATTTCTACACTCCATCTGGAGAGAGAAAACGACAATCCACTAAACTACCTGTAACACAAGAAAATCTACAGCTAATTAAAAAAGTAATTATTCCAGATATTTTAATTATTATGGGTACAGAACAGACCCAACCCCAAGAGCCAACCGAAGTGACTCTTGATGAATACGCTCAAAACTTCTTTAAACTAGAAAAAAATAGAATCAGAGAGTCATCTTTAAAAAAAGATTTAAAATGGTACAACAAATATATCTATCCAAATTTTGGGAAAAGATTACTATCTACAATCAAAAAACAAGATTTAGAAAAGTGGCAAAACCATCTAATAAATGCCACCAATCCAAAAACAGGAACAAAATATAAAAGAGGGTATATTCAAAACTTACGCTCTCTTTTTAATAAAATACTGCAACAGGCTCTCTATGATGAGCTTATAGAAAAAAACCATTTCACCAATATTCCAACCCCCAAAAATCTTAAAAATATAGATGAAGAACAAATAGAGAGAGAAATTAAACCTTTTACTCCTGCACAAATGAGATTGATTTTGAGCAAAGCAAAAGGTTTCCTACGAAACTTCATCCTCCTGATGTACGCAACAGGTATGCGACCAGGCGAAATTATTGCTCTTGAATGGAGCGATATAGATTGGGATAGAGAAGTAATCTATATCACAAAATCAAGAGCTGGAGGAAAAGACAGCAAACCGAAAACCAAAAACTCCACTAGAGAAGTAGATATTTTCACAAATGCCAAAAATGCCCTAATTTCACAACTAGAGCTAACTAAGGGAAAAGAAAAAATATTCTTAAATACAGTAAAAGGGAATCCTTATCATTCTCACAATCACATATCAAGACTCTTCAAAGAACTGCTAAGAGAGCTTAATATAGAAGGTCAATATCTATATAATCTAAGACACACCTTCGCCTCGGTCATGATTTCTATCCCATATATAGATATGTTAAGCATAAGCCGAATGATGGGACACAAAGACCTATCAACAACTTTAAAAATATATGCAAAATTCATAAAACAAGATGAAGATGTAAGAATGAAGAAAAAAAGAGAGATAGACAAACAAATAGACATACTTTAGATTTATTGTCTTTTAAATGGCTATTTTATGGGGGTTTGTTTGGTTTAGGGGAGATTGTAGTATAATCTTCCTTTTGTAGATATTTCCTATAAAAAGCTACAATCCCCACTTATTTATCTTTAAAAACCTAACTTTTTTTAAAAAAACAATGTTCTATAGACACTTTTGTAGACACCTTTTTATATTTATATATTTGTCTAAATATAAACTTTATTCAAAAAAAAGTTCATATTTAAACTTTATATAATAAAAATATCTATATAATAAACTTATCAAACATAAGGATTAAAAAAATGGCAACAGCTAAAATGAAAAATAACAATGAGACTATAGAGGGCGACTTTGTACGAGTCGTATCAATCTTTGAAACTAATCTTACAGCGTGGGATATTGAGGGGCTGTCACAAGCCACAATTGATGCAATGATGGAAGCAGATGATATTGAGGAGTTTGCAGAGGAGAATGAAGTTGAACAAATTGAGATTGTTCAACTTCAATACAAAGGTTATGGCTCGGATATGTGTGATGTTGATTCACAGTCTGAAAAAAAGGCGTTGATTGATGATATTGAGATTAGAGAGGTATATGATGGAGGCGTTAGGGAGTATATGAATGACTTTGATGAGATTGTAGATGGCGTTGCCTATTGGGATGGAAGAAATTTTACATTTATTTTGGAAAATGAAGAGGAAGGTGTAGAGATTTATGAATAGAAAAAAGATGGAAGAGGAGCTTGTGGCGAAAGCCACAGGCGAAAACCAAAAAACAATCAAATCCATGAGATATGGAAAGCCAATGAGATTTGAAACCCTTCTTATGGGGGCTTTAGCTCTAAAAGCAGGGTTTAGTAAAGAGATGCTTGTAAAGCAACTTGACACTAAACCATTAAATCAAAGACTAAAAGAGTTCTCTGAAAAAACAAATTTGACTGCGAATTTTAATCTGTTATTAGAATTGGCAGAGCTAGAAGTTGAAAATGAGAAATCTATTTTTATAGATGATGAATTTTATGAAAATCGTACTCTGATTGAAAAAATTAGAGTAGCAATAAAAGGATAAAGAATGACACAGCATCAAAGAATATGGAAACTTCTTCGTGCAGAAGAGTTTGAAACTATTGAAAAAGCATCAAAAAAGCTTGATATTCCTGAAGCTTCGACAGCACTCTATATTAGAGCGTTGTTTAATGCAGGTTATTTAGAGGTGGAGACACCTCACAGCAAAATCAAACATAACCATAGTGTTACTCTTGTTCGAGCAACTGGAGAGAAAGCTCCAAAGCTCAACAAGAACTCAAATATGATTACTGATATGAATACTTTAGAGGAGTTTTTCATTACCCCGAAAGGGGAGAGTGAAAAAAATGAAAAGCACCATAAAAACCTGATACCTATTATTCAGGCGATTATTAAGCTTGGAAAAAAAGAGGTGTATAAAAAAGAGATTTGGCAAAAAGCCAATTTTGATATGCCGACCAAGCTCTCCAGATGGCTACCAAAGCTTATTGAGCTTGGAGTACTTACTGAAACTGTAGAGAGCTATAGAAACTCTCCTATGTACTTAGCTGATGTTGAAGGGGCAGAGAGACTCCTTCAACTCATAAATAAATTCAAGAGCCACAGATTGGCTTTTGAGGCTTATTTAAAATAAAATCTTTTACAGTATCTCTTCCGAGAGATACGATAAAACATTTTATAAATGTTTACCAAAAAGCACAAAAATACCACCTCTTGTGCTTTTAATCTAACAACAAGGAATTATAATGAAAAAAAATAGAGTTATTGCTTATATTCGGGTTTCTACAGATACCCAAGATACTCAAAATCAGAAAATTAAAATTTTAGAGTATGCTCAAAAAAGCAGTATGACCATAGATGAGTTTATTGAAGTTACTATTAGTTCTACCAAAAAACAAGACCAAAGAAAAATAACCGAATTAAAAGACAAGCTACATAGTGGCGATACTGTTATAACAACTGAATATTCTCGTCTTCATAGAAATCAAGTTGAAGCTTTTGTGTTTTTACATGAACAATTAAATAAAGATATAAATTTTATCTTTGTAAATCAGCCCGAATTGACAACTTATGGTGTGCCTACAGCTCTTAAAAGTTTATTGTTCAGTATATATGGGTATGTAGCTCAAACAGAGAGAGAGACAAATTCAACCAGAACTAAAATGGGAATGAAAAAAGCAGAGGCAGAGGGAAGATTTGCAGGTAGACCAGTTGGCTCTAAAGGTCAATCAAAACTAGATGGTCTTGAAAAAGATATAGCAGAGATGCTAGATGCAGATTTTAATAAAGCTCAAATCGTAAGAACTCTAAAAAAAGATTTTGATATGAAAATATCAAGACCAACTCTTGATAACTTTTTAAAAACAAGAGCAGAGAAGATAGAGAAGTTTAGAAAAGCTAACGCAAGTTAAACTCCTCAATCATCTCCTCATAAAGCTTCAAGACCTTATCATTTTGAAGCCCTCTACTCTTCATCTTTTTAATCCACAGTGACAACTCTTTTAAATCCTCCAGTTTAATTAAAACATCTTCTCCATCTCTTTTTAGATGTAAATTTATCTCTTTTTTAAATATAGATATATTTTTATCTCGATTAAAGATGGGTAGTTTTGGTTTAGGGGTTTTTAAATAGACTGTTTTCTGTCCACATCCCACCGAAAAAATTAATATCAACACACTCATTATCAATATAAGTAACTGTTTTAAATGTCTCATTTTTATCCTTGGTTTGGTTATGCTCTTGGGCTTTTGTTTGCCATTTTGTTTCAAAAGTTTGAGTTTTTATTTTATCTTTTAAAATCTCTTGGTTTTTGTTGCTATTGGTCAGCTCTTGGTCTAAACTTTTTATTTTAAAAGTTTGATAAGTAAAAATTAGTAATAGTCCAGATAGGATTATGGATAATATTTTTATATTAAACATAATCAACTTTCACGTTTTGGGCGTATCGTGCTATTTTTTCAGCTTTGTCTTTACCATTTATAATGGCTCTTGCACCGATAAAGTTTGAGCCTTTTTTATTAAAGTAATCAAAAAGCTTTTTACCTGTAAAAGTTCCATTTTTCATTCCATAAATCAAGATAAATAGTGAATTGTCAAAATCTAGGGCAAGGTCAGGGTTATTAACTAAATCAATTCCCATAATGTCTGAAAACTTTTGATAGTTGGCTTTCCAAGTGATTTGTGAAAATCCTCTGCCGTAATAGGGGTAGTATCTTTTAGTGTTTTTATTGGTCCTTAGATATTTATCATAATTTCTAAGCCATCCAGCTTCTCGTACAGGTCTAAAAGTTCCACCTGTTTCATGCCAAACTGTGGCAATGATATATTGAATCTCTTCTGCTTTGGTTATGTTGTTTTCGTAACATGCCAAAACTATCTTTTCTATTGCCTCTTTGCTCATTACAACTCCTTCAAGTTAGTTCACTCCGTCAAAACGAAATGAAGTAATTAATTATTTAAATACATAAAGACCAAAACTTGCAACCAATGCCGAAAAATAAAGCACAAACCGTAGTTTAAATCTTTTCTTACACCACTTCACGGCATCCTCCACATAATGAGTCTCTTCCTCTTTTGTTAATAGATTTTTAATCAACATTAATCTAACCACCTTTTTATTTTTTCAGAGATATTATCCATTCCCTCCAGAACTTCATCTTCAAATTTTAATAGGATTTTTAGCCCTATAAAAGCACCAAGCAGACTAATAGCAATGGTTGCATACTCATTTAGACCAATTGATTTACAGATTAAAAATACAATAAACCCCACAAATCCATGAGCAAAGTATTCAGATATAAAGATTAAAAAAGAGAACTCCTCTTTCATTTTTTTGATATATGCCAAATATTTAACCATTACTCCCCAAAACGTGCCGACCATTAGCACAACTAGAGTATATATATCTCTGTTATCATTATTAAAAAAATTATTCACTCTTTTTCCTTTTGATATACTCTTTTACATAAGAGCTTCTGCAATGCTCTTTGTCTCGAAAGAGCCAATTTATTATTTTTTCTAGTTTTAGATATTTTCTTTTATGAGCAATGGCACTTATGGTATGTGATTTTGTTGCAAATGTCATACTCGCCAAAAGATAATCTAAACTAACACCCACATGATAAAGATAAGTTGTTAACTTATCTTTTGCATAATAGAAGAGAATTCCAAAAATAATAAAAATCGTCCAGAAAAAAGAGAGAAACCCAAAACCAACAATCATCAAAATAACCGAGGCATAAGGTCGCTTCTTCAGATACTCCTCTTCATTTTTCACAAAAACTCCTTTTAAATAGCTATATAGATAATATCTATAAAAAGGGCAGTTTTGAACATGCTGTAGCGTCCAAAATAAGCACGTTTTAGAGTTACAGAGGTACTCTAGCACCCTAAAAGGGCTTATTTTGAGTGTTGGTTTTGGGTATAATTATTAAAAAAGGATTTAAAAAATTATGGGAGATGATTCTAAAATAGATAAACTTTATATTTATATTATGTACAGCTCTAAGATAGACGCATATAAAATTGGAGAATCTCGAAATGTTTCAAGAAGACTAAAAGAGATACAAAGAGGTTCATCCCATGGAGATAGCAGTGTTGTCTTAATAGATAAATTTGAGGTAGATAATAAACTACTAATTCATAGAAAAAAAAATAATGTAGATAGCCTATTCTATCCTACACATAATAAGCAACATCACTTTAAAGACAATAAATGGTCTGAATGGTTTGATATATCAGAGGATGAGGCTAGGAGAGCAATAATATTTGGATTCAAAACACTAAAAGCAGAATCGGAATATTTTCGTAGCTCTAGGTTAAAGAAAAGAGTAAATAAAAGAATAAATTATGCTATATCTATTGCAATTCACAAAAAAAGAAGACACTCCGAGATTATAAGTCTCTTAGAATTTATAAATAAGTGTATAAAAAGATGTAGTGAGCTTTCAATACCAATAGAAACAAAGATAGATTACATAAGGGTTCTTACTGTATATAATCGTTTATATATAGACAATAAGGCTCTATTTGATATATTTATTACCAGAGATATGTTTTTAAAAGGGGTGTTGCTTACTGCAAAAATGTACAAAAGTAAATTATATTTTAAAGCTCCTTCAAAATTAGATATTTTTTATATTAAAGAATATCATGCTTTAATTATGAGAGATATAAGTTATATTAAATCAAAAATAAAAAGTGTGGAATTAATAAACGATAGGTATTCTAGCCGAAAAGCTATTCTTCCGTTATCATCTAGGTTGGCTTGGGAATCTTCACAATTTGCAGATGCTGTTCGTGAAAATTCGCATCTTTTATCACTAGAGCATTACTATTCATATAATGATAGAAAGCATAATGATGATTTGTATTTTTTATCTTTGGTTCATAGATTTAAAGATTTTAGAATTAGTGGATGTCGTTAATTTCTCTCTTTATCTCTATTATAAATTATCATTCTAATAGTAAAATATGGTAAAATATTATCAAGACAATAAAGGACTGATTTATGAGAAATAAAGAAAATATAGTAAAAAAAGCTTGTAGGGTTTTAGGTTGGACACAAAAAGAACTGTCTGAAAAAATAAAATCTTCAAAAAGTTCTGTTGATAGATGGGCTACAGGAGAAGTTCCTGAAGATAAAGAATTCTTATTATCTATCTTAATAGAAAATGAAAAACTAAAAAAAGAGAATTTTGCTATTAAAACTGCATGGAACACCCTTAATCATTACGCTTCAAAAGAGGGTGTGAGTATTCCTCACACCCTTTAAGTTACTACAGTAACAACAAAAATCACTTTTTTATTACTAAAATAACAATATATTTAAGTGTATTGTTATTATAATAATAATATTATGCCTTTGTAAGTTACTATTTTAGTAACAATAAAAGATAAAGGTTGTAATTATGGAATTAGCTGTTCAAGTCAACAAAGAGATTGTTTTTTTATTGGATAAAAAGTATGGTCACGTTTTACCTTCTAAAGATGTAGCGAAAAACTATGGGGTAAAATCTGATACAATTAGAAGACATAAAGTAGACCATTTAGATGAACTATTAGAAAATGAACACTGGGTAAAATTAGAGGTTCAGACAAATAGTGGTAAGCAAAAAATCACACATTGGACTCTTGATGGTATTCACATGCTAGGATTTTTTATTAAAAGCCCAAAGGCAAAAGCTTTTAGAAAAGTTGTTGCAGGACTTTTAAGAGATATTAGAAATGGCGATAAAGCTATAATCACTAAAGAGCAAGTTGAGAGAATTAAAAGAGAGTTAAATTCACAAGTATCAGCTCTTACACAAGAGCTATATAATACTAAACGTGAATTGACCGAAGCTAGAAGACTTTTGGGGCGTATTGAGTATAATAATAGTCAAGTTAAACCTGCTGTTATTGAGGGGCGAAGAGGTGGGGCTAATGTTACTTTGGATTTCTTTAGATATGAAGAGAGACAGGCACAACAGTTTGAGCTTTTATCTAAAGCTTATCAAGAGTTTCAAGGGATGTTTATGAAGATGGAAGAGGCACAGGGGAATTTAAAAATAATGAAACAGCGTTTTCATGGTGTTTACCCAGAGATTAAAAATAAAATCTCTGATATTAATGTGATTGGGGAGGCGAAATGAGAAAATTAAAATCATGTCCTTTTTGTGCTGGAAAAGCCGAGCTCATTCGAGTTGGAAGCAATAGAAAAAGCTCAATAGTATCGTGTGAAGATTGTGGATGCACGATTGAGTCATCTAGTACAGGAGATAATTCGGGGGATGCTTGGAACATGAGAGCCAAAAAAATAAACCTTAAAATGAAAAAAAACAGCATTGTAGCCTTGATGGCACATTTTGAGGGAACTCATACGGCAATTAGTTTAGATCAGCATCGAACTACAGGTATCTCTTTGGAACTCTATACGAGACATAGAGACAATTATCAAACCCTTGCTTATTTTGAAGGGTCGACTGTAAAGGAATGCGTGAAACAAGCATTCAAATGGGATGAATCATCAGAACCGATTGGTAAAATGTGTAAAAAACAATTTTTCTCTTTTAAGAGAGAGGAATTATTTAAAACTGCATCATCTTTGGGGATAGATGATGGGGTTATTGAGTCTTTACTGGCTCGTTTGTAACGTTTATTTTTTCTCTGGTGCGATAGCAATCGAACCCTACAAGTATCCCAAAAAATCACTGTATTCATCTGCAAACGCAATGACCACAGCATCTGCCATATTTGGGGATGCCACTCCCCTTTTTCTCATATCCTCTTTAGATTCTATTTTTAATTTACCATTATCTCTATGAAAATATAGTGGAGATGAAAGTTCACTTATTAACGTTGGGTCATTGGGGATTGAGATTAACTCATAATGTGGGTGTTTTACATTTTTAGTGACATACTCAAAAGTTTTTTCAAATCTTCTTCTCATCTTCCACCATAGTTCAGCTCTTTTATTGATGAATTTATCAATACAGAGCTTCTCTTCATGCTCAAAGTACTCTTCACTTGCAGAGTGACGTGAATCGACTCCATACCAATCGAAAGGTGGGGGATTTTGTCGAAGTGTTCCTACAGCTCCATCTCCAACTCCTATTGGGTCCAGGTAAAGAGTTTCTATCTCATCTTCTGTTCCAAGTCGCACAGCTTCATGGGTTGCTGATACACTGTCACTGTCATTCCATTGGTGGATTTTTAAAATAGTGGAGTCTTGTCGCAGTGGATAGGCGTTTTTATCTACTCCACCTCCAGCTACATCGAACGCTCCTATTTTTGGTTGATTGTCTCTTATCTTTAGATTTAGAGCTACGGCACACATTACCCATTTGTTGGGGATTACTACATTGCTTAGAGAGGCTTCATAGTTAATGTCTATCTCTTGGGCTACTACGTGTGAGCCTAGTTTTTTGACTCTTTCGTTGTACCATTTTTGGTCTTTTCTTGGGTCATCTGTCCACCTAAATGTAAAAACTTCTATATTGCCACTAAATCTTTTTTTGTGAAATGGGTTTCCTACTCCATTTGGGGTTGATATGTCTATTTGAACGTCTGTATTTTCGCTTAACGCTGCTTCTATCTTGTCAGCTCTTTCATAAAATGCAGATTCATCTTTAAAATAGATACTGTTTCTACCACCCCTACCAATATTATCTCCACCCTCTCCTGTAATCGAGTTTTGATTTTCGGGGTTGATTATTCTCATCTCTGGAGTGTGTTTTTTGACTGAAAATTTAAGGGGTAAAAGTTCTGGAGGGATATTACGCAGAACCAATCTTATTTTTTCAAATATGGAATCTAAATCGCCTTGTGTATCGACAAGAGAAGCTTTACGAGAGCCAAAGCCTATTTTTGAGTTCTTTCTATATTTCCAAGCCCATACACTCCATGCAATCGCCATCCAAGACATACCCACTTCTCTTGTTTTCTCTACTAAACCACTCTCTTTGTTCTCTAATCGAGTAGTGACCCAATCTATAAACTCTATCTGTTTAGGAAATAGAATAAAAGGGGTAATTCCTAAACCTCTTTTTGGGTCATAAGTGATTATCCAATGCTCTATATAATCTACAGCATTATGACTATACCAACTATCGGCTATTTTTAAAAATCTTGGCTCTTTTAGCTCTTGTTTTAGCTCATATTTAAATTGAAAAATCTCCTTGGTGTGGTTTAGAGGGTTTTTGAAATCAAAATTCTCTTTAATCTTATGCCATCTCTTGAGATATTCAAACCACTTTTTAAGCGTCTTATCTTTAGCCATTTTTTAGCTCTTCTAAAAACATCTGCTTCATCTCTTCGGGAGTGACATCAATAATCTCCTCTTTGCTTAGAATTTTTGTCTGCATCGCTTTTAAATCTGCTCCTATATCTATGCTCTCTACATATCCTCTATCTTTTCCTTTTCTAGCCAATACAAACTTTGCTGCATCAATTGCCTCTCTGCTTCGCTGTTTTACACCATCTACAGAAATTACTTCTCCACTTTTATCAGTTTTATAGCCATTGATGATGGTGTCATAAAGAACTGATTCGGCTGCATCAATAAAACCACTATCTATAGCAGAGCGCATTTGAGAGAACTCTTTATCATCTTTTTCCCAATCATACGTGGTTTGTCTGCTAATTCCTGCCTCTCTTGATGCTTTTGACCTATTAAAATGAGAAGCGTATGATTTTAGAAATAGTCTCTTTTTCTCTTCCATTTTTTACCTTTCTGTTTACATTAGTTTTTGATAAATATTTACTGTTTATAGTCTATAGATTTTAATGATTTTTTTGAATAAAAGTTTAAAACTTTAAGTTTAATTAATTAGAATATATTAGTTTTAAAATTTTATCTCTAATACCACATCAAACTTTTTTACAAAATAAATTTTCAGAGGACTTTTTTAGTCCTCTTAAGGAGAATCGTGTGTTAGATTTAAATAAAGTACTTGAAAAACCCTCGTTATTAAAAATTTTGACTCTGCATAATAGAAGCGAATTTAATTTGAAATTGGCAAAATTTAGCAGAGTTGACAGAATGCAGAGCATCAAAAGTGCAGAGCATCAACTTCTTTTTAAACTTATTTTAGAAAATATTAATTTGACTGATAGTGTTTCGGCTATTTTGTTTGGGGCTTCCAGTAAAAGAAGACCTCACGATTGGCGAAAAAAACTAAATGTAACACGACCATCTACAGAAAAAATTAAAACTATTGGTGCTTTTTTTTCGGCATACCCTTTGGCACAAGAGGCTTATTTAGATACAGGCATCTATCTACCTGTGCAACTTACCACCACACCTACCCTTGATGAGATGAGACGCTTAAAAATAGTGGCAACCACCGAAGACCCACGCATGAGGGTACTTTTAGAATACCGTTTGGATATAATGAAACAAGTAGAGAATGAGCCTATAGATAGGCTTATCTATAGGCTATATAGAGAGAAATATAGGGATTTGCTAGAAGAATTATCTAATAAAGAGTTGGCTTATCTGTGGGGTGTGTCTGTGGAGTATATGACGCGAGTTGCCAATATGTTTTTAGAGAAAATAGGCTATAGCGAAGAGGATTTAAAGGAGAAACTGCTTTATGATTATTAATTTAGCTGATGGCATAGAGAACTTAATAACAGGGCTTGGTGGCTTTAAAGATGCAAGTAGTGCCACCACCTTTGCAGAGGTGCTATTGAATCAAGATGATATGGAGACAGCCTATCGATATGATTGGATTTTTCCAAAAGCTGTTGATATACCAGCCAAAGATGCTACACGCAAATTTCTAAGCCTAAGTGGTAAAATAGCTAAAATCTATAAGCAGTTGAGAGTTAAATATATTGTTCGCAAAGCACTGGAGTATAAAGCTCTGTATGGAATTAGCTATATTGTTGTAGAGTCCGAAAAAAGGCTACTTAAGACCCCTCTTAGAGAGGGCGAAACAGTAAAAAAGCTACATGTTTACCATAATTTCAACTTTGATAGTGATGATAAAGAGGTGCATGATAGCAGAGTTTACGAGATGAGACAGAATGAGTTTGGAGACTCAATTTTGTATAAAATTCAAGAGTCTGTTTTAAATCTGCTTACAGCTCTGGAGATACCTGCATCTCTGTTGCATAAAGCAGATATGGACTTTTTAAGTATCAAGGGGTTAGCCTCTGCATTGGCAAAATGTAAAAAAGATAAAGATTGCAAAGAAGCCGAAGAGAAGATTTTAAAGCGTGTCCAGACCATGTATGAGCAGATGAGCATGTTTAAGATAGGGATAAAAGATACAGAGGAGCAGTTTGAAAACTTCTCTAAAAATATGGGTGGATATGACAAACTACAGCAGATGTATATGTATATTGTTAGTGGAGCTGTTGATATACCTGTTACTCGTTTCTTTGGTATGAATCCAAGTGGAATGAATGCTACAGGACAGATAGAGATGGATATGTATTATGATTCGCTCTCTTCTATGCAAGATGAGCTTATAGAGCCTTTTTTAGAGAAAATTAATGGGGTAATGGGGTTTGATGAGCCTATCGAGTTTTTACCGATTAGGGATAAAACGAAAAAAGAGAAGTTAGAAGATGAAGAGATAGAGGCGAATATAATTCAAAAATTTGCAGATTATATTGATGGAGAGAGTTTAGCAGAGGCTCTTAGTCGACTAAGCGTTTTTAAGGACATAGAGCTAAAGATAGATGAGCAAGAAGAGATATAAGGTTGCAAAGCCAATACAACCCAGCTATAAGGCTCAAATGGCTTACAATAAGGCTATAAATAGCTTTATTGATGCTATAGAGAGAGATATAGCAAAAGAGTCAAAAAAACTAAATGATGGCATATTTGATATAGTCGGCTCTATTTTAAATAAAATTATCTATTTTGTAGATAAAGATAGTTGGATAGAGAAAACCATTGATAAATTTTTAAAAACTGCTGATAACTATCATAATAAAAAGTTTAAAGAGGGTTTAGAGCTGATAGGCTTTGATGAGATACACTCTCCTGATGTAGAGAAGCTCTTAGAGAGCTTTAGAGATAAAAATATAGCTCTTATTAAGTCTATCCCTAAAAAGATGCACGATAGAGTAAAAGAGAAGCTCTATGATGCCTATAAGAATGATAAAAATTTGCTTGAGATATTAGAAAAAGAGTTTGGAGTAAGTAAAAATAGAGCAAAACTAATAGCCCGTGACCAATCGGCAAAACTAAACTCATCTTTAAATCAGATACGAGCTATTGCGAATGGCTCTATATATTATATTTGGAATACAAGCAAAGATGAGAGAGTTCGTGATGAGCATGGAAAATTAGATGGAAAAAAGTTCAGGTGGAGTGAGGGGAGTAAATGTTGTGGACACCCCTCTGATGATGTGGGGTGTCGGTGTTTGGGGAGGGCTATCTATAAGTTATAGAGCATCTTTTTTTGCTCTATAACTAAAGACAATCTCTCTCTTTTTCTCTCCAACTTTTCTAAGAGCCTCTTTTAATTGTTCTCTAGTCAGCTCAATTTGCTGATTATCTTTTGTTAGCCAAATTGTTTTTTCGCTATCCTCTAAGGCTAAAATAGCTGTTTTGATGTTGTCTTGGCTATCTTTGTCTGCATCAAGAGTTATCTCTTTTCCATCAATGGAGATGGAAACTGTGAGAATTGATAGTTTTTTGTCTCTTTGCTTGTTTAGTTCTGCAATTTTTTCTTTTTTTTGAATATTTTGTAAAAAATCATCTCTATCAGTATTTTTTACAAACTCTCCATTAATATATTTATAACTTTGCCAATCTTTAGGGACTAAACTATCTACTACTTCTATCTCCTGCCCTGTTGTATTTTCTCTTGTTTTAGAGGCATTAATTATTTCACTGTTTTTATTTATATAAATAAACATTATTGTTCTCCTTTACCTATGAATGTATTTAGATATATATTTGCAAGAGGTGATGAAGATGCAAAATCGGTTAAATTTTCGTATAACCTCCCTTTTCCATCTAAAGTAATTAACATATAAGCACTTCTGTAACCAAAATCATCTTCAAACATATTTGCTCTAAGTGACAACATAGATGCTTTTAATTCATCCGTTAGTCTATTTGCAGATGGTTCATCCCATGTGTTCATAATAAATAAGTACCCATTTCCTAGATTAGCATTAATATCATCACTAAGTAACTTTGCGTTTGCCACATCCCCATAAATATCATAGGATTTTGCATGAACAAGTTTACTATTTAATATATCCCATACAACTAAGCCATAGCTTCTCCCTGTTGTAAGTAAAGTTTGTTCATTTATTTTTACGCTTCTAAAACCTGAACTAAGTAATCCAACACTTCCAACCTCTAAATGTAAAAACAACTTCCTAAAATCTGTCTTCCACCCCTCCAACTCCTCAATCTTCTCATCTACTTTCCCCTCTAACTCCTGTTTTTTCTGTTCAATAGCTTGTTCTTCTTGTAGAAAAACATCTGTTAATCTAGCATTTGTATCTATCAACTGTGTTGTTTTTTCAGACTCTACACTCATTTATTTTACCTCTCTTAATTTTATTACTCTTGTTACTGCATGATAATTAGCAATTGTTATTGCAATAGCTAAAGTCAAAAACTGCTCATCACTATCTTTTTTATTGCTTTGCATTTTTCTAAACAAGCCCATTATTGATGAGCTTAAATTTGATACTCCATTTGAAATATTTAGAAATGATAATCTATTTAGCTCTTCATGATTTTCATTCTCCTCTCTAACTT